ATACTGCCAGTTATGGTTCGATAAGAATGAACCTGAAGCTGCAGTACCCCACTCTACAAACTTTATTATCAACATGATGATGGGTGACATAGCAGAAGCCGTGTTTAAAGGGCTTCTAACACAGGCAGGAGTAGCGTACAGTGATGGTGAGAGGGTTACCCTTATCGCAGGTGATCACACGATCTACGGCACTCCTGACTTGATTACGGAAGGTGCAGTCGATGACGTTAAGTCTGCTAGTCCTTGGTCCTATACCAATAAGTTTGTTGACTTTGAAACTCTCAATGCCAATGATTCATTTGGGTATGTAGGTCAGCTAGCTGGTTACGCTAAAGCCATGGATGTAAAGGCAGGTGGCTGGTGGGTTATCAATAAAGCTAACGGTGAATTCAAGTATGTTCCTGCTGATGGCATTGATGTTGATGCTGAAGTACAAAAGATTGCAGCTAAGGGTGATGAATTAAAAGCTAACACTTTTAAAAGATGCTTTGAGGCTGAGAAAGAAACCTATCGTAAGAAGGAGACAGGTAACTTAATCTTAGGTAAGGAATGTGGTTGGTGTTCATATCGATACAAATGTTGGGAAGGCTTAGAGGAACGTGCATCACTTGTATCTAAAGCAGCTAACCCTCCGATGGTGTCTTACGTAAAGATAGTAAAGAAGGAAGATAAGTAATATGGCATTTGGTAAGAAGAACTTTAAGATACCCCATGCTACAGATTACCGTAGTGGTCTAGAGGAATCTGTACAGGAGGACTTGAGGTTAGCTTCTATCGATGCTGAGTATGAAACCATTAAGATCGAGTGGGAAGACTTGTGTTATAGAAAGTACACACCGGACTTCCTACTTCCTAATGGTATCATCATTGAAACAAAGGGTCAGTTCACAGCTAAGGATAGGCGTAAGCATGTCCTAGTTAAGAAGCAACACCCGCATCTTGATATTCGATTTGTATTTACCCGTAGTAAAAGTAGGTTAAGTAAGAAGTCTAATACGACCTACGCAGATTGGTGTATCAAAGAAGGCTTCCTTTATTCAGATAAGAAGATACCTGAAGATTGGCTAATAGAAAAACCTAAAACAGAAATGCCCCTCAAATTTAATCCATACAAAGGAACTAAGCATGACTAACCCAATTAAAAAAGATGACATTGTACTCATCATTCGCCCTAACTTTGAAGGCAAGTCTTGGAATGGTACGGTAGATCTAAACATGATCTGTATGCCATCTGAGAATTTAGATGAGGATGCCTACACTGAGATTGTTGGTCTTGCTCAGGGTGTTGTTACTTGTTTCCATCTTTTAAATACTGATGAGAAGTTTGGCAATACCGTATCAGATAAGATGGATGAGATGGTTAACTCTGGTGAATTAAAGTTTGATCCTCACTCTGATTTATTTGATGCTACGTTTGACCTTACTCAATGGACACCAACACAGGGGAATGCATGATGCCTACATTAGATGATCGTAATAAACCTATAGACCCATACAATACACGCAAGTCTATTGATGAGTGTTCCGGTGAAGAGTGGGACTCTGCATCCCGTGCTTACTGGGCTAAGACAGCAATAGATAAACAGTTGTATGAAGAAGATCCAGTGTACTCACGAGAAGATAAGATTATTCATAACTGGTTACATGACCAAGAAGAAGAAGATCTTTTTGGAGGCAGTTTATTTACAGACACTTTCCGTAAAGATAGATCTATTTGCGGAGAAGAAGAAACAGCACAGCTGATCGAAGAGGAAGATGCCTTTGAAGATATCGTCAAGATCATTGGACCATGGGAAGCCATTAGCTTCTGTCATGGCACAGCACTAGCTATCTTGATGGACAAGGATAACTTTACGAACAGTGCATCAATTGAGAAAGCTAAAACATATCTCAGTCGTATGGCTCGATTGATCAACGAGACTAAGGAGTGCAACTGGTGAGCTTAGAACCTACCATCTTTGTCGAGGTACGCTTTGAATTAGTATTAGATTCAGAGTCAATGCCACCAACCTACCGTGATCCTGATTACTTACAGGAAGTACTACAAGAAGCAATTAAAGAAGCCATCTACGATATAGGTGCTGAACAAGTTAATGAGTTCTTCATTGAACTAGAGAGTAACGAATGACCGCACCCATACGTAAGCGATTTGATAGAGACTTGTTTAATGAGACAGACGGTACAGCTAGAGAATCAGCCAAGAAGTATTGGACATCTTTAGGGCACACAGTAGAAGATCACCCTGACCGTTATGCAATTGATTTAATTGTGGATACAGGCAAGGAAGTATTCTATTGTGAGGTAGAGATAAAGAAGGTATGGAAAGGTGCAGAGTTTAAGTACGACACACTGCAAATCCCAGAACGTAAGTCTAAGTTTGCTAAGTTAGATAAGCCATCCTACTTTATGATCTTTAATAATGAACGTAGCCATGCATTCTTGTGCTCACACATAGACCTGTTAGCTTCCCCCGTAGTTGAGGTACCTAACAAGTATGTGTATAAGGGAGAGATGTTCTTTCAAGTACCCATTACAAAGTTAGAACTAGTGGAGATACCAAGTGGCAACACGTAAACACGAGCAGACAGCAGAGGATAGAATTAATAATCTTCTGTTAGATAGTCATATGTTCTTTCTGTATGGTGATATTACAGAGGAGAACATTGATCGTTGTATCAAGTGGATTGAGTATGAAAACATTGATACGAAAGATAAGCTACTCACTCTATATGTCAACACTACAGGTGGAGATTTGTATCAGTCACTAGCATTGATTGATATCATGCGTACTAGTAAACACCCTATCCGTACCATTGGACTGGGTAGTATCATGAGTGGTGGGTTCTTAATCTTTGTGTGTGGCACTAAAGGTGAGAGATACATTGCACCTAATGCTGGCATCATGTGTCATCAACTATCCGATGACATTACAGACAAGTATCATGACATCAAGTCAGCATTAAAAGAAGTAGAGAACTGTAATGCTAGAATGATTAAGATACTACGTGATGCAACAGGATTAAGTGCACTAAAGATACAATCTAAACTCCTACCAGCAAGTGATGTATACTTAACTGCTAGGGAATTAATTCAACTTAAAGCAGCAGACTATATACTAGGAGAAGATAATGGCACAAGTGCCTGATGAAGTGTTTGATCAGAGTTTAGTAAAGCTAAAGAGAGCATTAGGTATTGCCACTTGTGCTATGGTTGCAGCTAAAGATACTGAATGGTTTGACCATAGACCAGAGATCGAGTATGCTCTGTGGCAAGTGCAAGAGAATTTGTGTGATGCTATACTTGACCTTGAAGAAGAAGTAGCACATACTGAGAAGTATGGAAATAGTACTAGAGCAAATGCTCTTGACGAAGCAGCAAGATTAGTAGAAAGATTTAATGATTCACCAGTAGTCGTACCACCCAATGAGAGTTTTGCATCGGTCATAGCTAGGGCAATCAGGCAGCTAGCTACCAACTAGGAGATTTAAAATGAAAGTATTACTAGGTATCACAGTAGTATCAGCAGCATTAGTAGGTTGTTCATCCTCCCCATACGGTAGTGAGTCTAAACTGTATGTAGAAAAAAGAGCACAACAGATGAGCAGACAGCAAGTCATTCAAGCTATTCAGGATTGTGAGGTATCGAAGATGAGACCTATTATGATTATGGCTAAGCGTAGAGTGAATGACTGGGATACCGACATTGTAATTGATGTAACCTGTGCACCAAGAGCACAGAACTACTATCCCTTAAATTAATCTAATAAAAACAAGGACATACAAAACTAGTTGATTTAAAATAAATTCTACGTATAACTAAAGTCCCCCCACTGGGAGTACAGATTCTACTGTGCTCCTATTTTTTTCCAATAAAATCAATAACATAGGTAATATTCATGACGAAATACACAATGACTCCCTACAATGACTTCATTGCCAAGAGCAGATACTCCCGTTACATAGACGATCTTGGCAGACGTGAGCATTGGGGTGAGACAGTAGCAAGATACTTTGACTTTATGACAAAGCATTTACAAGAGAAAAAGAATTACACCCTGACTCCTGAGTTACGTGCAGAGTTAGAACAAGCAGTAAGAGATTTAGATGTAGTGCCATCCATGAGAGCCGTCATGACCTCTGGACCAGCACTAGAGAGACAGAACGTAGCAGCATTCAATTGTTCTTATTTGCCCATTGATGACCCTAAAGCATTTGATGAGGCTATGTACATCCTCCTATGCGGAACAGGTGTAGGATTTAGTGTGGAGAAGAAGTATGTATCTAGATTACCTGAAGTCCCAGATCGTATGTTCAATAGTCAAACTACTATTGTTGTTTCGGATTCTAAAGAAGGATGGGCTAAATCACTTCGACAACTCATTGCTCTTTTGTACTCTGGCGAAGTTCCACAGTATGACTTACATAAAGTCCGTGAGGCAGGTGCAAGGCTTAAGACCTTTGGAGGTAGGGCATCTGGACCAAAACCTCTGGAGGATTTATTTAAGTTTGTCATTATCAAATTCAAAGGTGCAGCTGGTAGACGTTTATCTGCCCTCGAATGCCATGACATTTTGTGCAAGATCGGGGAAGTTGTTGTTGTGGGTGGAGTACGTAGGTCAGCAATGATCTCACTGTCAGACTTGACAGATGACAACATGGCACATGCTAAAGCAGGTAACTGGTGGGATGGTCATGGTCAACGTGCGTTAGCTAACAACTCTGCTGTGTATGAAGAGAAGCCAAGCATTGGACACTTCATGCGTGAGTGGACATCTATTTATGAATCACATTCAGGTGAGAGAGGAATTTTTAGTCGTGATGCATCCCAAACCCAAGCAGCAAAAAACGGAAGGCGTGATAGTACATATGAGTTTGGTACTAATCCTTGCTCAGAAATTATTCTTAGACCTTACCAGTTCTGTAATCTGTCTAGCTGCATTGTTCGTAGCACTGATAGCATTGATTCTTTATCCACCAAGATTCGCTTGGCAACTATTCTCGGAACATTTCAAGCGACCTTAACAGACTTCCCGTACCTACGTAAGATCTGGCAGAAGAATACAGAAGAAGAAGCATTGCTTGGTGTGTCAATGACTGGCATCCTTGACAATGCATTGTTAAATAATCCAGATGATCTGGAACTACCTAAACGCTTGGAGGCTTTACGTGATATTGCTATTGCTACTAATGCTGAATTCGCTAGTGCTGTTGGTATTAATCAGTCTGTTGCAGTTACCGCCATCAAACCTGAAGGCACTGTATCGCAACTCTGTTCTACTGCCTCTGGCATTCATCCTCAACACAGTCAGTATTATATTCGCAGGGTTAGGGCTGATAACAAAGACCCTTTAACTCAGTTCATGATTCAGGCTGGCTTCGTAGCAGAGCCATGTGTTATGAAACCTGAGAGTACTACTGTGTTTAGTTTCCCCGTGAAGGTAGCTGAAGGTGCATTGTTACGTGAAGACTTATCTGCTATTCAACACTTGAAACTGTGGCTCATATTCCAGAGACACTATTGTGAACACAAGCCGTCTGTCACAATCTCTGTGAAAGAAGACGAGTGGATGGCTGTAGGTGCTTGGGTATATGAACACTTCGATGAGGTTACAGGGGTATCTTTCCTGCCTATGGATGGTGGAACATACAAGCAAGCCCCGTATGAAGAGTGTACAGAAGAAGAGTACAATCGATTGAAGCTGTTAGTACCTGAGTCAGTAGACTGGGATAACTTCAAAGAGTACGATGATAATGTGGAAGGTGCTCAGATGTTGTCTTGCACTGCAGGTGGTTGCAGTATCTAAAGCATGACAGGTTGTGGGGTACCTGTACACAAACCCCACACTACTTATGAAAGATACACTATGAACAGATACAGAATTGCAGAAGAATACCCAGACCTAGATCTTCTATTACTAGAGCCTAGCTACTTTGATAAAGCTATTGTAGGTGTAGTACAGAGATGTAATAGTGTACAAGCCATTTGCTATGATGCAAATAAATGTATTAAGCTATTAGAGAAGTATGAGGGTATGTCAGAAGAGGATGCAGGTGAGTACTTCGTGTACAACACACAGGGTGCATTCGTAGGTGAACACACTCCTGTGTTTCTTTACAAGTGATTACTGTATAGCTTGAAGAGCACCCTCATACTCGAATACTTTCTTATATGCCTTGTCTTCATCCACAGTCTTGCCTGTTTTTTCTTTATGTAATTCATTCATAACAGTACGCTGATTGGGAGTAAAACTATTCCACTTCTGCTTGTACACCCTAGTAATGTCTTGTGAATACATCTTTTCTTCCGCACTTGCCCTGCCAGTAGCAATTGCCTTCTTTGCATTCTCTAAAAATGCTTGTTTCTTTTTACTGTCGGTGTACTTTTTATAGCGTTCACTATTCAATAGGGATCCAACATACAAGTCTAATGGCTTCAAAGACTCTGATACTATCGCCCTATCATATACTTTATCTCCAGTTCGACTGAACACTTTGTATGGATCAAGGTTTAACTTTACAAATTCTGTTTCAATCTTCCCTCTTCCCGGAGTAGGACGAACACCTGTCATTGTGTTAAAGAATTCCCCGGAACGTACAGGTGCCTTGTCAGAGAAGTAGGGTTGATATTCTGGTAAATACTCTTTTAGAATAGGTAACTTATTCATGATACGTTGAGCAGCGGCTTGGGTTAATGGGTCTAATCCAGTAACAGTTTTTTCAATGCTTGATACTTCACCCCTATCTTCCCGTTCCGCTTGCACTTTCGCTGGGTAGTATTCCCCAATGACATTAGGATCTCTCGCCTTCTGCCCTTCTTCTGAGAATAAATCAAAGTACTGGTATAGGGGAGTTCCCGGAGTCACTGCTCTCCCAACAAAGTCCCCTAGTATTTTTCCTACTGCTGCATTAAATTTATCTGCTTCTTTTCCTTCAGCATTCTCGTAGGATTTTTCTAGCTGGTCTAATAGATAAGCAGAAGATCCTGCTGGCATCTTCTCAAGACCAGACACTGCTTTAATAATGTCACTTACTTTAGCCTCAGATTCTTTGCCCATAGATTGTTTAGCAAAGTAATCTCCCAACATCATATATGGATACATAGGAAATACACCACGAATGTCTGTAGTAGACCCGTCAGTATTTTTTAATTCATATGGTTGTGTATCTTGATTCTCTTTTCGATACTGATAGGCTGCTGCAATAGTTGCAGTACCTACTATGCCCCGACTAAATTTCTGCATCCCCTGTCGAATTTGTGCTTGTCCTAAAGCATCATCCGGAGACTCATTAACGAGGCGTTTAGCCCCACTAGCAACGTCTGTTAAGCCTGAAGAAATTCCAAGAGGGCTGTATCTGTATTGAAAAGCAATAGCATTTGACATAAATCTAGGGAAAGTTACAGCTAAAGATCCTCCCGGAAATGTTTCCCAAAACTTAACCCAGTAATGTGCTATGCTTTCTCCTAATGCTTCCGCAGTCCCGCCACCTTCCTTAAGTTCAAATAGCTTGCCTTCTTGTTCGGTTGCCTTAAAGGATTTTTGTTTTGGTGTATATGAAAAGGTAGCTTTTAAAGTCTCATCAGCAGCAGTCTTAAATACAGATGGTGGTATAGTTTTATTATTGGCTATAACATCATACATATCTACACCAACTCTATTAAGTTGACGTTGAACACTCGAAACAAAAATAGCTCTCCTAAAGAAAGTGTCCTGTGCTACGTTAAAGGTATTGGCTAGCTGTGCTACTTTAGATAGGTCCTGAGTACCGGACTCTTGTAGTGCACTAAATAATTTACTTTGCAGTGCAGGGTTGTGTTCTAATAGTTTATCTGTTACTGCTGCAGTAAATCCAGAATTAGATAGTTTTAAGTAAGTTAAAGTTAGAAAGCTATCAGATATAATATCTTTAACTCCCTTAGTTAGATTTTCAACAGAGGCATTCCCAGTTGAGACTGCCGATATGCCTCTACCTATAGAGTAAATTGTATTCTCGATTAAGTTAGAAGCAACATCAGCAGTCAGTGCTATTCCCGTACCTTGAATATTTCGGATAGTTGTTCCAAGTCCCGACACAACTAAAGCTTTTGATTCTCTCTCTAGTCGATTAACTGCACGAAGTCCAGCACCTAGATAGCTTGCTGCACTTTTGCTAGGGTCTGCTGCTTCATCAATAATTTTTTGTGCTTCTGGGTCTATAGAAGATAGCTTTTTAATTGTTTTACTAAGTGTTGAATAGCTATTTAATACCTTGCCTGAATCACCAACAGAGGTAAGGATAGCATCAGCGAATTCTTTAGGGGTTATGTTTGCTCTAGATAAGGCTTCTTCAAAAACATTCTCATCAAGTTCATCCATCTTAGTTACAATATTCTGTACTGCAGCACTAACCTTCTGACCCTCTTTTGGTAAATACTCTGGAGCCTTATACATAATATACAAAGCAGTTTCAATAGCCTTATCGTGTACAGATTTTTTAATTTGTGCTTCAGTTAATTCTGTTTCTGGCGATAGATCATTTAATACTTTACGCCCCTCAAACATATCAAAGTTCTTTTCAAGATCTTGCTGACTTTTATCAAACATTTCTTTCAGCTTAATAAAAGCAGGGTCCTGTTCAAAGGGAACCTTCTTTCCTTTAAGAACATCTTCAAAAGCTTTAGCACCAGCAATACCATTATAGGATTTCATAATGCCGTATACTTCAGAGGCACCCGCAAACGCACCTAAAGCAGTTGAAAGACCATACTGTAAGTAGTCTGCTTCATCTCGCTGTATACCCACTTTACGGGCTACAGCTTGATCTATACTACTTTGTCCTGCTCCAATACCTGCTTCTAGTGTGCCTGCCACGGCTATGTTTTTAGTTCTTGAAGCAATCGTATTCTTAATAGCTTGTTTAGCAATTTGAGACTTAGCTCTAGCAGCAACCCCAAAACCAGCTACGTTAGCAGGGTCAGTAGCTACAGAAAAAATACTCTCTGCTAGAGGTCGTATGCCCGGTTGACCCCCCTCAGAATACCAAGATGGAATTGAATTGAATAAATTGTGTGCTCTTGCAGCTTTCACAACCTCTTCATCTTTTGCATTATTTAACCAGATTAATTCAGGTACAGCATTCAAAGTAGTATTCCACTCGACCTGTCGCATAGCAGTCATCCACCGCTTAGCATAGTCCTCATCTGATTCACCCTTCTGCTGTTTACCTGACTCTCCATAACGAGTCTCCGCATAGTCTTTAATTACTTTTAGGTTCTCAGGCTTTGTGTAGATGTCTTTAAATGGTATCTCTTTAGCTTCCACATTACCAGTAAGACCTACATTCTTTGCTATGCCTATATCTTTACGCTCTTCTGGAGTACCAGCAATGCGTTGTATCTCAGGGTCTTGCTGATACTTGAAGGGTGTTTTTGGTAAAGGGATAGCTGCTGCAGTCTGTTGCTCAAGTGTAGCAGTGGATTCTAAGTCAGCTGGGGCACCTGTAATTTGTACACTACTACCTTTTGCTTGTGTTACACCCGACTGCTTCTCTTGCTCTTGCAAACGTAACCGAGCACTTGCTAGTGCTAGGGATTGTTTCTGCTCTGGTGTCATTTCCATGCATCTTTTTCCTGTTCAGTCATGGCATTCCAAAGTGCTGGGTCTACACCCATCGGGGCAGGTCTAGCTTTCTTTTGTGGAACATTAGCAGGTATACCCACTTTAGGTGTAGTAGGTGCAGCTGGTGGTACCTCTACGTTAGAAGATTTAGGTGCTGCTGGATTTCTCCATATTACCTTATCATCTTTATCAAATGTAGCATAGGGTAGTAGTGCATCACGAGCATTTCTATCTTTAGAAACTTTACCATCCTTATCTATTAGACCCAGTTCTATAGCTTGATTCCGAATCAAAGCATTCTTTTGGTCAATAAAATCTTGAATAGACTTAGCATCTCCAGTGATAGGTACATAGTCATTTGTCTGTGGATCAAAGCGTACTACACCTTTAGTAATAAAGGGATCTAAACCAGCACGTAATGTCTTATCAAATACAGAGTTAATAGCAGCAGTAGTACGAGGCTTATCTCCCTCACCTTTTTCTTTATCAAATGTATCTTTGATAATAGCAGCAGCTTGTAGTTGTTTAACTAACTTAGCATTCTTAGCATCTCCAAAGGGAATGCCATTAGTCATGTTATCACGCAACTTGCCTTGGATATTAGTAAGTGATTCTGGATCTTCAAACTGAGACAGATCTAACTTACCTTTAATACGTTCTTCGTCTGTAAGCTCAGGTACTCCACGAGCGATAGCTCTCATCTGACCTAAAGACATACCTGCAGCACGTTCACCTGCAGCAATGGTACCACTGTAAGCTCTAGTAGGTAATCCAAATGCACCTCTAAACTGAGGAGTCGGCTCTTCTGTAGTAGGCTTAGGAGGACGAGTCATACGATCAATAGTCTGAGGAATAACATCTTTTTCTTCTTCAGCAGTAGGCTGACCACCAGTTAGTTTATAGACAGCACTAAAGTCTACATCTTCAATACGCTTAGCCTTTTGTAGTTTAGCTGCAAATTCTTTAGCTACAGATGGTGTCTGTAAGATACCAGCAATCTGAGTCTTAGTAAGTCTACCTTGGCTATACTCTGAGATAACATCAGCAGTATCTTTTAACTCACTACGTCTTGTGTTCATCTTAGTTGTATATGACTCAGCTGCCTTTACTGCAGCCTTTATTTCATCTTCAGCATTACGCTGTAGTTCTTTATTACGCTCTTCAATTGCATCTGCTGCACCAGAACTGAATCCAGCAGCAGCAGCTAGGAAATCAAATGCCATATTATTCCCCTATTACTTTAGTTGTTTTAGCCATTAAACCTTTAGGCTTTTCATTAGCAGCTTCTACAGTAGCATCTGGTGTAGGCTTACTGGTATCTTGAAGTGCTAGCTTAGCTTCCCTAGGACTAATACGCATTGACTTTGCTACATCATCATATGAGGTGATGTACTTAACCCCGTAGATATCTGCTACAGTCATAATCAATTCTTCAATTGCTGGGAGTACAAGGAACCCTACATCTAAACTATGAATACCCTCCATGACACTGGTTTTATTCATAACAGATGCAGCATTCTCAATAGGTAAACCTGTCTCTAGAATATCAATGATAGCTTCATGGCTATCTGTATCTTTTAGAACCCGTTGAGTGTAGTACTCAATAGCATCTTCAATAGTAGAATACTTTGGTGGATTTTCCCAAGGTCTACTACCCGGCTCTGTAGTCAGAGACATACCGGGAATAGGACCACTAACATACTTGGTATCTAGTTTACTCATTATTCGCTTTTACTCCGCTGGGATTTAATTGCTAGACGTTGCTTGCGTAAGGTGTAGATAAACTCACTTACATAGGCAATAGAATCCTTTTGTTCTTTAATAGCCGAAGGCTTAGTGTCTTTAGGAGATAACAGACCTGTGCCAGATCCTTTAGGTGGCTTACTAGAAGTAACCATTCCCTTAATATACTGAGCAATCTTTTGTTTATATTCTTTATTTGCCATTGTATTTCAATCCTTACTTAGGGTTCTTCACTTGCCATAATTTCATCAATAAATGCATCAAAGGCAGCTTCATCCTTTGGCGTACTAGTAGCCCAGTCATAAAGTGTGTCAAAGCCACGAGCAACACCTGTAGCAGCCTCTTTAGTAATATTCCAGATATCCCCAATTGCACTCTTAGTGCCTGCCACGTCTGTACCACCTAGGATTTTACCAAAACTAGAGGCAAGTGTTTCAGTTAGCTTGGCATCTTTTGCCATAGTTGCAGCAAGGATAGAAGCATTAGCTGATATTTCAGCAGTAGCAACACGGTTCACTCTATCTGCTCGGCTCTCAGAAGATCTCCAAGAGTATTCAATCTCATCACGGAACTGTTGCCACTTATTATTATACTCGATTGTAGTTAACTCTTGTGCTTTAGTTGCATTAAATTCATTAGCACGATTGATAGCTGCAGTATTAGCAGTTGAGATATCCCTACGCCACTGAGCATTAGACTGATCAATGACTAATCTATTCTGTGCATTGAACTGATCCCGTTGATTCTGTACATCAGCATTGTACTTAGCAATAGTGTTAGCTTGTTCAGTAGAGAACTGAGTCATAGCATTTGTCTGTGTAGCATTGAACTGCTTCACTTGTGTATTCAGATTAGCAAAGAATTGATTAGTCTGATTTTCACTAGAGGCATTGAACTGCTTAGTGGCATTCTCAGCAGCAGTGTCAGATAAAATGCTATTTACAACTGCTTGTGTTTTAAACAATTCAGTTTGCTGTGTATTAGCTAAGTTAGCCATATCCATCTGGAGGAATGACTGTGCATTCATTACAGCTGCTTGCTGTCTGTTGTTTAGATTAGCCATCTCCAAGTTAGCAATCTGTGCAGTCTCAGCCATCACAACAGCTTGACGATTTGATAGATTAGCTAGGTCCATAGTCTGAACTAAACGAGCATTCTCTAATGCCACTTGTTGCTTGGCAGTAAAGTTCATATTAGCAATATCAGAAATCTTAGCAGCATTCAATACTTTAGTCTGGAAGGTCTGATCAAACTCTTGACCTAAGAACTGAGCACGTTGCTGTGCAGTTAGAATAGCAGTTTGCTGTCTGTTAGATAAGTTCTGCATTCCCATCTGTTGGAATACAGCAGCATCAGCAGAAGCAATAGGAGTAGCAGCTTCAAGGGTAGCTTGAATAATAGCTTGACCTGCTAGACTAGATGCTCCAATACCACGAGCAGCCATCTGTGCAGTAGCATTACGCAAAGAAGCAGCAGCCCATGGTGGGGGATTACCTACTTCAAAGTTAGTCATTAACTTATCTAACTGACCTTGAGTAGTCATCTCTTCTGTTACGATACCTTGAGCAGCTTCATTCTTGGCAAGGGTAGCTTCAGCCTTAGCCATATCTACACCAGTACCAGTGACTAATTCACCAGCCTCTGTAACACGAGTAGGTGCATTCTCTACCTGATTAGCTGTACCCTGAGCAGCTGCTACACTACCAACAGCAGTACTGGTAGGTTCCATGGTAGCTGCAGTAACTAAGTCTTGGGCTTTAATAGTACCTTGGGCAGCCTTAGTATCAGCTACTGCAGTCTTTACTGCAGGTGTAGAAGTAGCAGTTGTAACTGTAGCAGTTGGAGTAGTAGGTACTGCAGCTACTGTAGCAGTAGGAGCAACTGTAGTAGGGGTAACAGTACTTGCCTTTGTGGGGGCTAACGGAGTATTGATGAGTTGGTCCGCAGTAGCAGTTTGAGTTACGGGTGTAACTTGCTCTGCTGAAACTGTTTTATTTCCGGCTCTACCTTCTTTTATACCAAACGTAGTATAGTGCTCATAAGGATCTACTCCAGCTTTAGCAACGTCAGGGTTTTGACGTAAATACTCTTCTGCATTAAATCCGGGAACAACAACACCACCAGTAACATACTTCTGGACCATGCCACCACGAGCCATAAACTTCTCCACGACTGTGCCATATTTCTGTGCCTCAGCTGGAGTGGATTTAAGGTATTCATCAAACATATTCATAGGACCTTCATAGCCCATCTTACGAGCTACGATTTCCTTTTGTTTTGCTGTGAATGTTTTATCTGCCATGTCTTAAACCTTAGTTAAATAGTCTTGTGCCAGTACGGTCTATAATTAATGCTTGTTTCCTAGAGGGTCTAGCAGCAGTGTCAGGAACGCTTATATGGACCCATGAGTCGAATTCTTGTATCACTTGGTCATAGGGTATGTCTGACTTTACAATCGCCTCTACGACCTCTTTAGGGGTCTTGCCGGGGATTGTTATATCCGCAGCACAACCAATACGATGCTGGCTAGTATCTTTACTGCCAATGTAATCATTTAAAATCTTACACCTGTAGCCTGAGTTTACTACAATAGGTAAGTTAAATAAGGATCTTACCTGTTCTAGTAGCAAAGCTACACGTATAAGATTAGTCTTCTCTGTAGCATTAGGTGTATTATCCCAACCCTTACGGGCAGCTGTAGTAGAGACTGTTAATTCTTCTAGTGTAAAGTTACTGCTTAGTTTCATGGCTAACCTTCATATCCATGATCTTCTCTAGTGTACTACCACCAAAGTAGAAAGACATAATCAACATACCCCACTGACCTAGTAGTTCTACGTAGGCACCACGAGTCTCATATCCAAAGGCAGACATCATAGCGAATACAAAGTAACCAGTAATGATAGCAATCAAAGTCATAGGTCTAATGTTCTTAGACAACCAGCTATCACTAGCCATGTCATACTGAGCACGTTTAGTGAGTTCTTGTTGTTCTGCAATGTCTGCTTCAATCTTCTTAAAATCACCTGCCTGTTGCATCTCAAGTAATTCTAATTGTGCTTTAGCTTTATCTTCAGGATTAGGGAAGAACTTATCAATTAGTTTCATTCCTACATCTAAGATAGTACCTAAAGGAAACATGGCTTAACCCCTTGGAAAATGTTTAGCTAACCAGTCTTCAAATAAGAAGATAGCTCTACTGCCCATGTGACCTGAAACACCTACGAGTGCAGCAGTTACCAATGGGGATAACTGGGCATGCTCACATAGCCAGAATGTAATAACACCTGAAAAAGCAGAGGTCATGATCTCACCGATAAACTCAGCTATGTTGAAGGCACGAACATGCCCCTTCTGTAGCTTACGCATAAATGAGACTACGCCACCTAACATGGCTAAAGCAAAGACCCAACCATAGGTGAGGAGGGAATAGGATGAAGGGTCTTTTTCTATCATATACTGTTTCAGGTTAAATGCAAATAGGGAAAATGCCCTCAGCTAAGAGAGCATTTAGAGTGATACAGTTAAGCTACTACTTCTACTTCCGCTACTTCTACTTCCTTCGCTTGAACATCACCTTGTTCTTTAATCTTAAGAATCAAAGGATATGCACCAGTCTTAGATGGAAGTTCACCTAACACATTTAAGATTGCATTTACTTCTTCTACTTCTAAGGACAATTGAATTGCCATGGTATACTCCGTTTTGTGGTTATAGGAAATCTAATTATACCACAGGTGTTTCTGTCACCCAAGGTAGTCCTGTTGCTTGTACAGGGTTTTTCTGTGCTTCAATTTGTGCAGTCAGACTAGCTTCTACTGTGTCTTTGCCTAGTGATTCTTGTACCCAGTTAATGACTTCAGCTTGTGTCAAACTAGCATAAGGAATATAAGACTTGTTAGGTTGCTCTGTATAGCCTACAGTTCCATAAGTAGAAGCTGTATAGTCACCATCTACAGCGTTAACTGTGTAGTGAACATTTATGACAAAACCCCCATCAGTAAGTCTGTCCATTTGTACTACATTCCATGTAAAATTCATTATTTGCTTTCTAACGCATTTAAGCGAGTTGTTAATTTTTCAATCATTACTTGTTGTTCTTGGATAGATTTCATTAGTGCAAACACAATGTCTTGGGTGTAAATACCTTTTAATGCAGTTCCGTCTTCAGCGGTTTTACCTTCCCAACCAGCATTACTTACTAGCTCAGGAGCAACAGCTTCGACATCTTGTGCAATAACACCAAGAGTTTTTTGTTCGTCTTCTGCTTCTTCATTGTAATTAAACAGCTTGACAGGGATAGAACAAATTTTGCCTAGATAACTTCCAGCTACTTCAATATTTTTCTTAGAACGCTCATCAGAAAGGTTTACATTGTTGCCACTAAAGTTTTGTATTCCACCATTTTCGTTTACATAAAACCTAAAAGTACTTGAGGTTGTAGACCAAACATGGTAAGTATTTGAACCAGAAGAAATTGATGCAAAAATCTCACCTCCCGGCTGAAAAAACATTCCATTTCCAGCCGTTGTTGCACTTGATTTTGCAATACATAAATTACCACTAGAGTCAATACGCATACGCTCTGTAGAATTAGTAAGAAAACGCATATAACCATTAATGGTAGTAAACAAGTCCATACCAGAAGAACTGTTATAAATATAACAAGCACCTGAACTAGACCTTGCGGCTATAACTGAGTCTGTTGAACCATAAACTTCTAAATCACCACGGTTTGCTGCACTATATGTTGGGCTAGTAGTTCCGACTAATACATTACCAGAGCTATCAATACGCATACGCTCTGTAGAGTTAGTACCAAAAATCAAAGGAGTTGCTGTTAAAACTGTAAGTCCAGACTCTGAAGCTGCACCATAAGCGATGAAATCATTAGTGCTTCCATGACCAAGAACTAAAGAGCCTTGAGTTGTGCCTTTTATGTCTAGTGTTTTATAGTTTGCACCATAGTTTGTAGGGCTAACAGTACCAATTCCGACATTCCCTGCACTATCAATACGCATCCGTTCTGTAACAGTAGATGCACCATCAGCAGTAGTAGAGAATACTAATCTACCGGGCATATCATTTGTACCGGGAGTGCCGTCTACCATCCCCCTAATTGTTGCAGCAGCAATAAAATCAGCCCCATCATCGCCATAAAAAGTTATGAGTCCGATATTATCCCCGGAAGAAACAATGCCATTAGTACCAATTGTTCCACTTCGTGATTTTGCTAAAACAATTCCTGAACCTTGAGTTGATGCAGACCAGTTAAAATTAGAATACGAGTCCCAAACATTACTTGCAGTTGTGCTATGAAGTTGTACTTGTGGTGTTGCTGAACCAATAGCTTGAGCAGTTGTTATTCCTGAAAGGACATTTCCAATATTATCAACAACAAAAGGAGTAGCATCAGGATTAGTAGAATCCTCTACTAAAAAGGAATTACCAGCACCTGTATTGGTTACATGGAGTTTAGCTGTAGGGGCAGTGATTCCTATACCTACATCACCAGCCGAAGTAATACGCATTGCCTCAGCACCACCTTCTGTAAAGGCAATAGTGTCGGCTGCTGGGAAGAAAATACCTGTGTTGGTATTGCCTGTAGTAGTGATAGCTGGTAATGATACTGTGCCAGCAGAGAATGTAGCCACACCACTTGCTGATAAAGTAGTAAAAGCACCTGTAGAAGCTGTTGTTGCTCCTATAGACATGTTATTGATTGTGCCAACACCTGTAGATGTAAGTGCTAATGTTGGAGTATTGCTTGCTGTCAGAGTAATTAAGTTTGTATATGCAGTGCCATCTACATCATAAGCAGCTAATGCTAAAGTATTTGTAGCTACTTTTGCAGAACGCAAAACAGAACCAGTTACAAAAGATGCTCCAACAGTAATTGTATCTGTATCAGCATTACCTAAAGTCCAGTTTCCATTACCAACAATATTGCCTGAAGCGGTAATATCAGCAGCAGTAATAGTTCCAGTTAGAGTAGGGGATGCAGACATGACCACATTGCCTGTACCAGTAATAGCATTAGACACTAATCCTTTAGAGCCATCTGAGAATACAGCTTGTGAAGCAGTTAAGCTGGATAGGATAGGCTTGGCAGTAAGTGTGGCTACCCCTGTAACACCAAGAGTGCCAGCAATAAGGGCATTACCAGCTAGGTTAAAATCTTTAAACTTTAAGATGGAAGTACCTAAGTCTAGAGTATTTGTAGTCTTGGGTGTTACAGCACTAGCAGATACAACTAAGTCTTGTACTGGACCAACCTTAGTAATAGGAGCACCATTACCTGAAGCACCACCATGATCATGACCAGTAGTCTCATCAAAGGCAGCATCAATAGCATCATATTCTGCATCTAAATCCGATGCATTAATAATGTTACCAGTTGCAATGTTATTGGTAGTATCGGTTCTATTGTAGCCAGTACCCATAATTTTATCTATCGCCTATCATGTGTGGAATACTCAATCGTTACTGCATCTAAAGAGAAGGGGGGATCTTGACTCTGAGATACAAACTGTAGTGATACTGCAAATCCAGAGCCTACTACTTGTGTCTGGAATACATTCTTTAATTTCTCTCCATATACAGCTGTTCCGTATATCGCACTCGGTCCACCGTATAAACCAATGGTTCCTGCTGAGTTACTTAGTGTAATCGTGTCTGGTTGTATCACATCTGGGTCATCAAAGTCAAGCTTTAAATTCATTAATGTAGTCACAGAACCCTGTGGATCTATGTACAAATATGCTTTATAAAATGCCTTACGAATACGTGGGTCATTAATCGGCATAAATGGGGTAGAGAAAGTAGCAATAATATTCTCACCATCTAGGCTATTACCAGATTCCATCTGATATACATAGCCAGTACTGTTAGCAAATATAGCAGTCTCTTCCCTACCAAAGTAATCACTGTCAGCTACGTAGGCTTGAAAGCCCCTAGTCTCAGCCCAAGCAACAACACCTGTCTGATCACCTAACATCTGGGTACCTAAAATTCCCAGAGCAGCTGAGGATTTAATGTTTGCATTATACCCTAAAATACGGTACTGTGACTTGCCACGGATAACTACACTGGCAAATGAAGTGCTTGCCTGAATAAAGGAAGTCATCTCACTTTGAATAGGCTTAGATACTACAGCTAAATCAAAGTCACCCATTCTGTCAGTGGCACTTAAAAGTCTTAAACCATCAGGACCTAGGAACATGACATCTGATCCAATCTCTTGGATAGTATCTGTGTCTACGCAACCAATGTTTAATGTGATAGGTTGTAACTGGAAGTCACTAATTGTGTTGCCAATAAGTCTGCTAATCTTCTGTTGACTAAAGATAATCAACTGTTCTCTAAACACAATCAAGCCAGTGATGGCACTACCAACAGCAATAACACCAGCACCATTAGCTGGTAGAAAATCATTATCTGTGTAAGGGGAAGTAAATACTAGTTTGTCTCCCTTAGCAAAGAATAGTTGATTCTTAAAAAATACTACATGCTCAGCACCCTCAACATCTGATGGAGCACTATTTAATTCTGTGTAGGTTGTGTTGTCATAGATGAAAGGGAAGTTAGTGCCATCGACACTGACAATCTTTTCTACAGTACCGATACGATACTTTTCAAATCTAGACTTTAATCCACCTGTTCTGTCAGCAGTTAAGAATGTAATCACTGCATTATCAGCAGGTGAACTTGCTAGGCTAGGACTAATACTTAATGTAGCTATACCGCCAGCTACAGTAGCATCCGCTAGGACAGTGTATACAAGAGCTACACCACCAATAGTAAATGTATCACCAGTTTGGGGTACATCAGTTAATCCATCCACTATCAGTGTTGCACCTGTCTGTGCAGCACCTCGAACAAGTACTGTACCATAGCTAGGTACATTGATCTTTGTCCAGCCAGTACCAGTACTTCTAAATACAGAGCCATTACGTACTGCAATTACCTTGCTATTCCATGCAGCTACACCATACATCAAGCCACGATTAGTAACATAAGTAATAGCAGCTTTATCAGCAGGGCTACTTGCTAAGCTTGTAGTCAGTGTTAGTGTGGCACGTTTAGTAGTAGTGCTATATGACACACCACCAACTGCTACAGTATATGTTCCAGTTACACCTGCAATAGTAAACTGATCACCTTCAGCTGGGGTATCAGATAAGTTAGCAAGGACAAGTGAAGTACCTGTCTGCCCAGATCCATGCACTAAGGCACCACTAATCGTAGGGACAGGATTACTATCATACTTATCATACCCTTCAACTCTACGATACCCACCTTCAACAGAAGGTTCAAAGTTTTTAAGTGTCCTTGCACTACCCGGCATATTAATACCAAGCTGCAAAGGAGATAAGTTAGTTACTAAACCCCCTTTAAACTCTATGGGGTATGTGGACCATCTATCTGCCATTAAGAAATCCTCATGCCAGCTATAAATCTCTTATTAGTTTGAATTGCAGTAGAACGTACATACTCATATCTGTTGATCAGCATGATACGCATGTGCTTAATGCCTTGCTCAAACTTAGTCTTAGCTACTGTAGCATCTTGAGTGTTACCACGGAACATGTAAGCATGGTACATAGCACCATCAATAATGATACTACGATACATCTCAGGAATACTAGGGACATCTGTAGCCAATTCTAAGTCAATAGTATTACGATAGTATTCATACACTAACTCGTAATCTTCTTTAGGAGCAGGAACTACACCGAACTCTAAGCCGGGTGCTCTAAATACATATTGAGGAATGTCTAGCTTAGATGTATCACTGTCATACTCTTGGTCTACAAACTTCTCTAAGTAGTCTTCATAAGTAATGACACGTAGTTTGACTGTGTCATTGTTAAGTGTAGTACTCTTCTTGATACGGAAAGAATCAAAGTCGATTACCTTAGCATCATTAGGGAAAGAGTAGCGAGTAACACCATCTGTTAAGTACTCTTCTTGTGTGACATGATTCCATGACCATTCAAACTGTAGTTGGTTAATATCTTGGATAGCAGCATTGACTGCATCCTTAGCCTGACCATAGAAACCAACAGCAGTAGGGAAGTTGCTAGATGTGAGGGGTACTTCATTCAGTCTACGATTAACATCATTGACTAGGGATAAGAAGTTATAAGCCATTATTGTTCCTTGATCCGTAGTTTAATTACACGCTCAGCAATACTACCTGTACTGTCAGTCATACGGCAATAGAACTTATACTCTTCATTGAGAGTACCTAGTCCTAAGTTTATTGTAGCTACTGTATTTGTATTAGTCTGTGATACATTCTGAATATTATTTACTACTGCACCAGCAGCAATAGAAGTCTTAACTCCACTTGCATCATCTACAGACCAAGTAACAGAGCTAATGGTAGCTGCACCTAAAAATCTAGACCAGTCTACACTGTAGTCTAAGATTTCATCGGGATCTTTATTTGCCCATTTAAATGACATGCTATGAATTCTCCTTTATGCAGCCAATACTTCTCTATCATCGGAAGTAGTCCGTCTACCGACAGTGACTACCCTTGGCTGGGCATTTATATAAATTACTCTATTGCTGGATTGACTTGCTTCCACGAAAACTGTTCTATTTTCTATCGGTACAAAGACTGTTCTATCTCGTGATGTAGTTTTTCTGTCTACATAAACTGTTCTTTGTGGTGCATACTGTTCCCGTACTGCTTCGTAGTCAAAGCGTGTTACATTGATTGTGGAAGTGCCAACAAATCCAGTAGCCTGAATGCCAGCAACAGTAGATAGGGAACTGCCACGGATAACGGCATCATTGGCTGCTCCAGTAGCCTGTACTCCAGATACAGTATGGATACTGTTAGCTGTTATAGTTACTGTGCCACATATACCTGTTGCAGATATGCCTGTGATACTAGGAACTACTTGAACTAATGTGACTACTGTGCCTACTGCACCTGTTGCCTCTAACCCAACTACGGATACTCGCTGAACATCCTTTACAATTGGAGTACCTAATTGGGTGGTGCCTTCAACCCCAGTTAAAAGTATTACTGCTTTGGCTACGAGTGTAACCGAACCAGCAGCAGAAGTACAGGAAACTCCTAAGACAGTTATACTAGCATTTGCTAATATGTCAACAGAATTAACTGCCCCTGTTGCTGATACCCCTACTAAGGAAACAGTTACATTGACACTAGCCGGAACT